CTACGCGTCCGTGTTCGGCAACGCCGACAGTTACGGGGACGTGGTCATGCCCGGCGCGTTCGCCAACACCCTGGCCGACTGGGCGCGCTCCGGGAACTTCCTGCCCGTCCTCTATTCGCACGTCATGGCGGACCCTGACTACAACCTGGGCCATGTCGTGGAGGCGCGCGAGGACGGCAAGGGCCTGTATGTTCGCGGGCTGCTGGACCTGGAGAACCCGAAAGCCGCCCAGGTCCACCGGCTGCTCAAAGGCCGGCGCGCGTCCCAGATGTCTTTCGCCTATGACGTGGTGCGTGGATCCCTGGGGCAGCTGGACGGCCAGGACGTCTATGAGCTGCACGAACTAAAGCTCTATGAAGTCTCCATAGTGCTGATCGGCGCGAACCAGGAAACGGAAATCCTGGCGGTGAAGGCGCTGGCGGACGGGCTGGCGGGCGGCCTGAAAGAGGGCCGTGTGCTGTCCGGTAAGCATGTGGACAGCCTGCGCGGGGCGCGGGACGCGATAGACGGCGTCCTCGCGGCCGCGGAGGTCATCAAGGATCAGGAGAAGGCCAGCGGTAATGGCCCGGTCAAGGCCGAGGGCGCGGACAGCGTCAAGGCCGAGGAACCGGCACCGAACCCGTCCGCGCGGATCCTGGCATGGAGGGCGCAGGCGGACGCCGCCGAACTGGAAGCAAGTGTCTAAGTAGCCACTGCACTACTGCATCACGCCGGTACTGCACCACGCGGACACGTCACTACGTCAGCACTGCATGGCGTAGGCACTTCCATACGCGTCCAAGTAATTCAGTAGGTACGCAAAATTCCCATGACAGGAGAAACCCAAATGACTGAGAAGATTAGGCGGCTGCAGGCCGCCGCCGCGGCTGCTGCCAAGGCTGCCCGCGAAATCGCGGAGAAGGCCGAGGCTGACGGCGTCGCGCTGGAAGGCGACACGCTGGCCGAATTCAACGGCAAAATGGCCGAGGCCCGGGACCGCCTGGACGCCCTGCGCGCGGCCAAGGCCGACCAGGAAGTCCTGGACCAGGCCCGTGCGCTGGCGGAGGAAATCGGGGAACCCGCAGGCAAGGACGTGGACGCGCAAAAGGACAGCGCCGCCGGGCTGCGGAAGCTCCGCAACCTGGGTCTGGAAGTGGTGTCCAGCGCTGAATTCAAGTCCGCCCTGGCGCCGTTCAAGGGCCGTGTCCCGGAGAAGGCGCATTTCCAGACGGACCCCATCAATGTTAAGGGCCTGTTCACCGGGGCCGACTCCACCAGCGCTGGCGTGTTTGTGACGTCGGAGGATACCGGCATCCTGGAGGCCCTGGGCCGCCGCCGGCTGACCCTGCGCGACGCCATCAGCGTCCGCCGGACCGCGTCTGACACGGTGGAGTACGTCGTGCAGACGTCCCACACGAACGCGGCCGCGCCGGTCCCGGAGGCCACCAGCTCCGCGGTCATCGACGGCACGGAAGTGACGGACGTGGACGGCGGCGTCAAGCCCGAGGGCGCATGGGCGTTCGCGCGCCGGACGGCCACGGTCAAGACGATTGCCGAATGGGTCCCGGCGACAAAGCGCGCGCTGGCCGATGTCGGGCAGTTGGAAGGGCTCATTAACGATGAGCTGCGCGCCGACATCGCGGAAGAGGAAGAGGACCAGATTCTGCTGGGTGACGGCACCGGCGAGAACCTGCCCGGCATCCTGACCACGTCCGGCATCCAGACCCAGGCATGGGCCACCGACATTTTCACCACGGTACGCAAGGCCATCACCAAGGCCCGCGTGGTGGGACGTGTCGCGCCCAACGCCGTGGTGCTGCACCCGGAGGAAGTGGAGGTCATCGACCTGGCCCGCGAGGGCGCAGGCACGGGCCAGTTCCTGGGCGGCGGGCCGTTCGTGCTGGGACCCAGGACGCTGTGGGGCCTGCCGATCATCGAGTCTGAGGCGATCACCGCCGGCCGCGGCCTGGTGGGTGACTTCTCCAAGGCTGTGCTGTGGGACCGCGAACAGACCACGGTGTCCATCACGGACAGCCACGCGGATTTCTTCATCCGCAACCTGGTGGCCATTCTCGCGGAGGAACGCGTGGCGTTCGGTGTCACACGTCCCACGGCGTTTGTCGATACGGACGTCCGTGCGTGACCCAGTGGACGGACGCGTCCCCCGACCGGGGCGGGGGCGCGTCCTCACTGAGGACCCCGATGGCCTGGAGACATACGACGTCGAAGTCAACGGCATCAAGACGACACTGCGGCTGAACAAGGCCGACGCCCAGCGCCTGGGCATCAAGCAGGAGGAACCCGTGACAGACACACCAAAGGAACCGGTGGAGGAACCTAAGCCGCCTGTTGAGGAACCGCCAAAGGAACCACAGCCGCCTGCTGAGGAACCGCCAAAGGAACCCGACCAGGAACCGGTCAAGGAACCCGCACCACCCAAAGGAACCAAGGCCAAAAACGTCACGGCAGTGGCCAACAAAGCGCGCAGGCCGGATGACGTAGGCACCAAGTAGCGAGAGGCGGAGGGGCGGGACGTGACAACGGAAATTATCGACCCGGACCCGGAAGCGTTCCGCCTGCCGCCCCTGGTCACTGCGGAGGAATTCAGCGACTGGACCCGTGGCAAGGTGTCCGCCACGGATCCCAGGGTGGAGCCGCTGCTGTTGGGCGCGTCCGCCGGGATCCGCCGCTGGGCGCGCTGGCACATCGCGCCGGTCCTGGAGGAAACCCTGACCGGGGACGGGCCGGGCGGCCGGCTGTTGCTGCTGCCCACGGGCAGGCTGCTGGATGTTCTGTCAGCGTCCAACGCCGGCACCGCCGTGGACGTGGACAGCGTCGCGTTCTCTGAGCGGGGCATGGTCGAATTCACGGACGGTTCCGCCTGGTCCTCTCGGCTGGGGTCGGTGTCCGTCCGGGTCCGGCACGGCTGGGACCTCGCGGACGTCGCGGACGTCGCGCAAATCGTCAAGCAGGTGACGGCCAACGCGCTGGCGTCCCCGATGGGTGCCACCCGTGAACAGGCCGGGTCCGTGTCCGTGTCCTGGGCGGTCACCGCCCCGGGCGTCGCCGGCGGGCTGTCGCTGCTCCAGCGTGACCTGGATGTCCTGTCCGCATTCCGGATCTGAAAGGCGGGCGACGTGCTGCCCTCATTTGCCAATGACGTGCCCGTCCGGGTCCGGCCAACGTGGATAACGGACGCCAGGGGAACCCGGCGTGCGGACTACGGGGCCGGGGCCGGGCGGGTGCCTATTCCCGGGTCGCTGATGCAGCCCGGCGCGACGGCGGAAGTCCTCGCCCAGCGCGTCGGGGCCGTCGCGGTGCGCTGGTCCTGGTACGCGCCACCGGACACGGACGTGCAGGCCACGGACGCCGTCGAATGGGCGGGCCGGGACGGCGTGGTCAGGCTGTACGCGGTGGACGGCGAGCCTGCATGGCACCGCTCACCCACCGGGGACCTGGACCACCTGCTGGTACTGCTCATCGACTGGAAGGGCTGACATGGGCATAGAGCGAATCGAATTCCACTCTGAGGCGTTCCGGGCACTGCTGCATGATGACAAGGTGGTCGCGGACCTGACCAGACGGGGCCAGGCCATCGCGTCCGCCGCAGGCAACGGCGTGGAGGTCCAGGTCCGGAAGTACCGGAGCCGCCCGGTGGTCATCGTCGCCGCCGACAGCCAGGAGGCCAAGAAAGCGGAGGCCACGGACAAGGTCCTGACCACGGCACTGGGGGCCGGGCGTGGCTGAGGTCAGCGAACCCGCCGACGCCGAAACCGCCCTCATCGTCTACCTGCGGGACCTGCTGGAACAGCAGCCCGGTTTCGGGGACGTGCAGGTGCTGGGTGCGATGTCGGCGTCCTCGCCCGGCTATGAGCCGCCGGCGGAAGCTGTGACGGTTCGGCTGACGGGCGGCGCTCCGCTGGGTCCGGCGGCGGATTCCGCGCAGCTGACCCTGACCGCCTGGGCCGCGGGTCCGGAGGACGACATCAGGGCGTCGGACATCATCCGCCGCAGCGTCGGGCTGGTCCGGGCCGCGCCGCGCCTGATGGAGTCCTGCCGCGGCGTCCAGGAACTATCCACCCCCTACCTGGACCCCGATCCGGTCACGGGCCGGGCGCGGTACTCCGCGACGCTGGCCCTCGCACTGCGCGGACAAATCATCCAAACCTAGCAACAGGAGAAGCAAGCCATGGCCAAGGACCTAGCAAACATCCGCATTTACGGCGATGAAGCATCAGCCATATCCGTGGCACCGGAAGGGACCACCCTGCCCACCACCCTGGGCGCGCTGAATGCCGCCTTTGATGAGGTCGGATGGATCAGTGAGGACGGCACGGAAATAACCCGTGAGGCGTCCACCAACGAATTCAGCGCCTGGCAGGGCGGCACCATCGTCCGGGTCAAGCCGACCGGCGTCAAAAACACGATGAAATTTCAGTGCCTGGAAGAGACGGCCATCACCCTGGGCCTGT